TGTAGAACTAGCTTGTGTTTGATTAGGAAAGTCTCTTAAATTTAATGTAATTCTAGTGTCTCCTGTTTGTGATAAAAAATCTGGTAGCACTCTTCTTATTTTCATCATAAACTCACCATCACCCTGTAATCCTTGTTGACCAATATCAAAGTCACCAGATTCTATGCTTGCAGTAATAGATGAAGTTGCACCCTCTCTTATTTGATCTAAACCTGTTTCGTGTTCATAGTAATAACTAACACCATCAGTATTTCCTTGTACATAAGTAGCACTTCCAGATGTACCATTAGAACTTGTATCATACTCTGTTGCATGAGGTTTACCAAATACAGCAGAATCTTGCCAAGCACTTCTTGCTAATGTGCCTGTTGTCCAAACAGGTCTATCTGGTGTTGAGTCTAGATAATTGTAACAAACCATTCTGTTAACTGTATTTGATCCTGAGTTAGGATAGAACCACATAACCTCACCAAACAAATTATTTAATCCTGCATTAATATGTTGTTTAGGAATTGTATTAATATCATCGTAAACATGATCTTCAACTAAACATGGTAATGATTCTAGTTTACCTGTATATCTAAAAAAACCATTTTCTGACATCCAATACGCAGTACCATCAACCTCAACCGCTGCATTTTTTCCTATTAATCCACAGTTTGTACCAACTTGTTGAAATGAAAACGTAAAAGGAGATCCTACAAAACGCATAATAAACAAAGCAGTATCTGTCCAAACATAAATTGCATCCCGTCCTCTAATTGCTCCTACAATTTTAGATCCATCAGCTAGTCTCTGTGTACCAGCGGTGTTAGTTGCACTTGGTGCATAAGCATCAGAACCATTAATATTTTCTTGATCAGAAAATCTTATAAACATTTCGTCTTGTGTAGATTTTGTTCCAATAGTTGTTTCTGTTCCAAAAAATATTAAGTGTCTATCTGGTGTAGATACTAAACTAAAACTAGATGATGTTGGAGCATTAGCTAAAAGTGTTGCTCTTGTTCCTGTTGCACCTGTAGGATCAGAATCCCACTCAAAAGTTTCACCACCAAATATAGTTGCAATAAGTTTATTACCAAAATTATCTAGTGACCATAAACCCGGTGCTGTTACAATATCTCCAGATGCTGCAGCGTTCCATGCAAAATAATTAGATGCATCTGTAACAGTTGCACCAGAACTATGTATTGCTGCTGTTGTACCATTAGCACCTCTTGTTAATCCAGATAAAGTACCACCACTATTTCCTGTGTATGTTATTAGTTCTGTTCCTATAATAACTGTTCCTGATGATGCAAACGATGTAGAACTAGCCATAGTTAAACTTGTAGCTGATGCATTTATTCCTGATGATAGTGTTGATGTAAACTGTCCTTGCTGTACACCACCCCATGATCCAAGACCCCAACCTGTTGTTGCTGTTTCAACTGCAGGTCCTACTGGATAGTATTGTTGTACACGTATACCACCAGATGTGCTTGCACCTGATCCTGATTCGTTAGAAGGCATAGTGATAGTTAAGGTAGTATCAGTTGGTATTGATGTAATCATAAATTTTACGTCTGTAAAATCACCAGATAAAAAATTAGAATTTGTAATACTTGTAAAACTATCTAATAATATAATATCACCTGCATTCATATTATGAGCAGATGAAAAAGTTAATGTTACAACTGCTGATCCATTAGTTGTTGTAAAAGCTGATGTTAGAGTTGTTGTAGTTTTGATTGGATGTATGTCATAAAAAATACCACCAGAATAAGCATACAATATTCTATTTGTACCTAACGCTGCGTATTTTATGCCTGAAGCATTTACAAAATGATGGATAGCTGTATTACGTCCAGTTAATTCAATAGAACCTAATTGTGCCCAACCACCTATTTTTTCTGGTGTACCATATCTAAATCTAACATTGTCACCATTAACCCATTGGCCTTCGCCACCGGTCGCTGTAACTTGTTTATTAAATCCTGGTGCAAATTGTACTTTTTGTAACATAATTATCTTGCCGTTGTAGGCACCCCCGTTGATGTTACAAATGGACTTTCAGCTATAGCCATGTAGATATGACCTGCATTATTTGTGTTAGCCGCACCTAAAGCATTTCTTAATTTAAAACCATTTGAAGTAAAATCTGCAAACCAATTAGCACTACCTTCATCATATTCTGCATCACTAGAATTTATTGCTATAACTTCATCAATAATATTATTTCCACCAGAATTACTTCTTTTATTATCAATTAATTGCCAACTTGTTGAACTATCCGTTCTTTTAATTAAAACGAAAGCTGGTTTAAATCCAGTGTTAATATGGCTACCGTCATTACTTCCGTTTCCTCGGTAACTTCCAATTTTACAATAGCCTTTTATTTCTTGAAAACAATAAAATACAAAAGTTCCACTAGAAGCGTTTACATCTCCTGAATCTCCTACACTAAATACTGAAGAAGTTGGAGCTGTATTATTCCATGTACCACTATTACCACTTTGTTCAGCAGAATCTGTGTCACAAAAAAGAATATGTGAATTACTTGATAATTTATGATTAAAAACTCTCCAATTTGAGCTTCCGCTATCTCTTCTTTTTCCAAAAATCATAGCTGGAGCTCCATTTAATCCATGACCTATTGTAGCTGCCGAACCTGTTCCTGTTGTTGTAACAATACTAAACCCGGCCGTAGTATTTGCTGAAACTGAACTGGTTAAATTTCCATCTGAATTTGATGATGCGGAGCCTCCTGCTTTCCAACACCAAGCTACATGACTATCACCATTATCATTTACATTAGCATCACTACCTACAGTAAAACCATCTGAGCCAAAAGCTGTCAATCCATTTGATACTGTAGCTTCTCCTGCAGCTCTGTCTGTACCAATAACTTTTGTTACACCTCTAACTGAATCATATATTTGATGATCTCTAGCATCAGGTCTACTTTTTATCCATACCCAATCTGGTTGCAGATCAGAATTACCACTATTAGTAACAGCTAGTGTGCCACCATTTCCTGTATACAAAGTTGTCTGAAAGTGTGCTGATGGATCGTCTATAGTTGTATAAGCCATTATCCAAACTCCGCTAGGTTTTTAGTGTTAAGTGCATAAAAAGATTTTGAACCTCCATCAAATGTGCCAGAGCTAGGGTCATATTCAAAATTACCATAACTATTAGCATCTGCATTACCAGATGAAATACTTGTAGGTGTTCCACCACCAAAATTAATTTCATTAACAATGGTAAGTGATTGCCCATAATCACCGACAGCAAAAAAATAATATCCTAATGGTGTAGATGCTGGGTCAGTTATAGATATCCCTGTTCCACTATTTTGTATTGTACCATTTTTTGCAAAGTATAATTTGTTATTATCTAAATCTAAATAACAACCAATTATATCTCCTTGGTCATAACTATTTCCGTAACTAACAGCACCATTATTTGTATAGTATTTTCCATTTCCAGAATAGTATCCATAGTCATGTTGGTTTTGTCCTAAATAATTTGTGTTTTTTATTTGATTGGATGTAATTCCAATCAAATTATAATTGTCACTACTACTTCTTGAAACATACTTAACTTCAAAATACCATTTTCCTTGATTCACACCTATACTTGAAATATTTGGTGCATAACCACTTGTACTATCAGTTGTTTGTTTAAGATTTCCCTGTGATAAACTATGTGGAGTATAGTAATTATTTAAAGCATCCAATACTGCATAATTATTTGTGCAAGTATCAGTAACTCTAGATTCTGCAGATAAACCACTAGATGCAAAGTGATGACCATTGCCTGAGCTATCGCCACCCATTCCACTAGAATTTTGTCCTGTACTAGCTCCTGGAACATTTAAATAAAAGCCATTAGTGCCAAACGTTAAACTAGATGGATCTTTTGGTTTCCATATTCCACTATCACTATCAAATTCTCCAAAACTAGAAGCATCAAGTTGACTTCCGTCTATATTAACTATTTCACAAAGGTAACCTGGAAAATTATGAACACCTTCAGTAAAGGTACCTATAAAATGATTTTCTGTATGGTTCCATAAAGTTGTTGCATTTTGGCTAGGATAATTAGCTGATGCAAAAGAAGTTACTTGAGAACCATTTATATACATTTTAAAACGATTAGCCTCAGTTCCTTGTGTTGTATCTACAGAAAACACTATGTGATACCAGGCATTGGGGTCACGCAGAAGTTGGTTACTACTAAAAGACATAACTAAACTACCATTGTTATAAGAAAGTAATTCTATTTTATGGTTTTCCATTCTAGTAATAAAATAATCATTACCTGCTGTATTACAGCCTACTATATTTCTAGTTGTAGTAGCTACTTCACCAATTTTCATCCAATAAGATATAGTAAATTTTTGCCTATTACCAGAACTTGAAGGATCTCTTTCTAAATGATCATTATCACCTGGTTCAAATCTTAATGCATGAGATACATTAAAACTTGCAGCTGCTGTTGTTGATCCTACATTACCTGATAAAATTAAAGGCATTAAGACTCCAGTTTTGGAAACTCACCTAATGGTCTAGTAACTGAGCCATCCTCTTGTTTTGTGTATGTGTATAAAGTCTCTAACGCTGGTGTATCTGCAGCATTTGTAATAGCTGTTTCCATCTCTGCTGCTTTAGTTCTTACTGCTGCTCTATGAGTTGTAATAGTTGATGGCACTGCTGTGCCTGCGTCTGCTTTTCTAACTATATACCAATCTGTATCTTGCAATATTCCTGCAGCTTGTGCTTTAACTGTTCTAATTAATTGTGTTTTTAAACCTTCAGTTTTTATATCTCCAACTTCTTTATTATCAGGTAAATCTCCATTATCGCTATCTGCTTGTGTCCAAGTAGTATCAGCATAAGCTCTAGCTGTAGCTGTGCCATAAGCTGCAGTTACAGTTCCAGCAGATGCATCATATGTAAAAGTTTGATTGGTATTAATATACCATTGTTCATCTTTTTTATTACTATTATTAAATGTTATTTCATAAATACCAATGGCATTTAATTCAGATTTACTCCATACAGAAAATATCTTTGCTGGGTATTGAACATCTCCTATAGTTATTGCTTTAGGGTGATTAAGATAGCTAGATATTGATCCGTCTGTTACTATTGCATACATATTATTTTAACTCCTATTAACTCTCACTTAAATTTAATGTTCTACCTACTTCTTGCCAAACACTTCCGTTATATCTAAATACTAAAATATCTGTTTTTCCATCTGTGCTTGTTGCCGTAGGTGCCGTGCTAGCCGCAAACTCAAATACTGTATTCCAAGCAATTGTATGACTTCCATTGTAATTAATTTCAACACAAATAAAAGCACCTTCTACTGCGTTACTTGGTGCAGAGAAAGTAGTATTTTCTGAAGTTTGATGGTATGCGTTTGGTTTATCTGTTGCATCCCAAGCTACTGCATTTGATGATGAAGTAATTGCTTCTTGTGCTACATTAGCTGCATCATTAAAAGTAACAGGGACACCAAAAGCTGCAGTTTCAGATCCACCATCTATTTTAAATGCATTTGCTTCAGCATTTGTTTCGACTCTAAAGTCTAAGTCAATACTAGCATCATTAAAAACTGTTTCAGTTGCTTGATAACTTAATCTTAATGTTTCAGAACCATTATTCATAATGTACCAATCCATTGTAGCGTCTTCTGTTCCATCACTAACATCTGATGCAGAAACAGTCATAGCCATTGCTTGCCAATCTTGACTGTTATCGTTTCTACCTACAAATTTAAATCTTCCAAGAACATCACTATCAGCAGGAGAACTAGAGTTTCTATATAAATTTAATACTGGACCTAAATTTGCATCGGCATCTGTTGAAACTAGTGTAAGAGTATCAGAGTTATCAGATACTGTTATTGTTCCAGGAATATTAAAATCAAAAGTTTCATTACCAGCATCTATTTTAAATGCATTTGCTTCAGCATTTGTTTCAACTCTAAAATCTATATCCTGTGATCCATCATTAAATACTGCTTCTGTGCTTCCTAATGTAAATACATGTCTTGAAGTTCCAGCAACCATACCAGAAAATACAGTTTTAAAATCCTCTGTTCCATTAGAAGCATCAGCTATTCTTGTATCAACAGTTAAAAATTCAGTAACATTTCCAGCATCATCATCAGCTTTAAATATTACTCTGCCAAGTACGTCATCATCAGCTGGAGAACCACTATCTCTTGTAAGAGCTAAAATTGGTCCAGCATTTGCATCTGCATCTGTAGATTTAAGAGTAAGCGTATCAGAGTTATCCGATACTGTAATTGTAGCTCCAGTAGAAGATGTAATCGCACCATCTACTTGTAATGTAGAAGCCATATCAACAGCACCATCAATATCTACTACATCTAAATTTGCTGTACCATCAACATCTATGTCACCTGAAATATCTAAGTTAGTAAATACAGAAGTACCAACTGCTGTAATTTTATCGTTAAATGTTGCAGCACCTGCCTCAGACATATCTAATATCAAAGCATTAAAAATACTTCCATTATCATTACCTCTAAAATGAATATCCTTGTCTTGTGTTTCAACTTGAATATACATATTAGATGAAGATTGTTTTACATGACCAAATTTTGTACCATCATCTTTAAAATTAATATCAGCACCACCAGCGTCTAGATTAATGTCTCCATCTGCATCAAGAGTAATATCACCAGAAGATAATGAATCTATTTCAGCAATTACTGGTGTAGTTAAAGTTTTATTTGTTAAAGTCTGTGTAGCTACAAGAGATACTAAAGTTGAATCAGCACCATCTGGTAATAACATAACGTTTGTAACACCTGCAGAATGTGGTTGTGCCTTTATTTGTTGACCATGTGAATTAGATTCACAATTAAATTGTATAGCACCTGAATTTGTATTACCTCTAACAGTAACATGACCAGTTCCTTTTGCTTCTATGTCAAGATCTATATTACTGTCACCGCCTGTGGCTTGTAATTTAGGACCACTACCTGTTGCAGCGTTTGTTATATCAAATTGGTTTACTGCAGATGATGTTGTTTGAAATATAATTTGTTCGTTTCCGTTTTCATCGTTGATTCCATGAGCATCATCAAAAGCTATATTAAAACTATTAGTGTCTAAGTTGCCTCCTAATTGAGGTGAAGTATCTTCTACAATATTTGATATTGCTGCTGATGTAGCTAGTCCTGATACAACAGTTGATCTTGCAACTTTTTTAAGACCACCACCTGAAGTATCAACTGCTAAAAATACATCATCACTAGCTATTGTAGATATTTCTGATAATGAACCTACTGCTACTGAATTAAAGTTTGTACCATCTGCAATTAATAAGTTACCTGCAGTGTTTGTGCCCATGGTAATATCATCACCAGATACTGTAAGATCTCCAGTTACAATTAAATTTTGTGATGCTGTTACATTACCACTAGAGTCAATAGCTAAAGCATCTGTATCAGATGTGTGGCCTATATTAGTTCCATTAATAATTATATTATCAACTGTTAGAGTTGTAAGTGTTCCAATTGATGTAAGATTAGGCATTGCTGTAATTTCATCATCAAAATATGCAGCTAAATCTGTAACTGCAACTTGAACCATTGTACCATTATCATTTAATACAACTCTATCTGCGTCAGCGACTGTTGTAGATGTAGCTGAAGTTCCACCGTCAACTATATTTAATTCTGCTGCAGTTGAATCAACAGCTGCTAGTTTTGTAAAGTCTGCTTGTACTAATCCCGAAACACCGTCTAATAAATTTAGCTCTGCAGCAGTACTTGTTACTGCTGTACTTCCCAAAGTAAGTCCACTATCAGGTATAACAACACTGCTTCCTGATAAAGCTGTAAATGTATTTGCTGTAAATCTAAAATCATCTGCACCAGCAATTGCAATATCTATTTGATCATCTGTATCTGCTGTAATTGTAGTGTCTTGATCTTCATCTAATATTAATGAATCACCATTAAGATCATAACTTCCAACACCACCTGTTGCAGTGTCTACTATATTTGTTCCATCAGAAAAAACTAATCGTGTTCCTTTATCAGATGCACCAAAAGTTATACCAGATCCTGATGCAGTTTTAAATTGTACAGTGTAAGCACCACTTGTGCCATTTACCACAATGTAAACTTTTTCAATTGAATCTGGAACAGTTACAATAGAGTTACCTGTTATTGTACCTGTTAATTTTATAACTGCATGTCTTGCAACTGATGTTGATTCTGTTGCATCACCATCCGTAATAGTTAACTGTGTTGTTCCACCACTAGTTACTGCTTTTTCTACATAACCAGCAACTGCTTTTTCTATAATATCTAAGTTAGTATTAGTTTTTGTTCCCCATGTACCAGCGTTTTCGCCAGTTGCCATTTTTTCTATACCGAGATCTGTGTATGTTGATGCCATAATTTAATTCCTATTGTGGTGGTGACTGAATTGGTATTCTTACAG